TGCTTGCCTTGTTCGCGGGCGATGATCGCCCCGACGAAGCCGAGGTCTGCGGCCAGCTGTGGCTGAGCGATCACGGTCTCGGGCAGCGCCTTCATCAGCCGTTCGCGCAGGAGCTTCGCTTCCTCCTGCCGGCGCTGGTCGCGCTCGGCCGACATCTTCTTCAGGCCCTCGGAGCGAGCTCGAGTCCCGCGCGCGGTTGTCCGCTGCCGGGTGCCCGTGAGCACGCCGGCCGCGGTCAGGGTTTCGGTGAGAGCTCGCAGCGAGCCTGGGCTCGGCTGGTCGCTGGTCGTGATGTTCCTGCCCTCGTGCTCGATGAAGTCGCCGTGGGAGTCGACTACGCGCCAGTGCCCGCCGCTCGAGCGATCGAAGCGGTAGCCCTGCTTGAAGCGCTTCTGGAGCGCCCGTAGTTCCTTTGAGCCTGGCCGCGGCGGTGCCTTCGGCGGTTGCACTTCTGACATACGGCTGATCGCCTCCCTATCAGTGGATGAACTCTGACCGAACAGACTATGTATGCCGCAGGGAAAGTCGAACGATATACCCCTCTGCGGTCGATGTACACTGTGGGCTCGGACGCCTCTCGAGGTGATCTGACCCGACCTGAGGCCCGCGAGGGCCTCTTGTCGTTCTCGAGGAGGTTTGCATGCCCGATCCTGTCTGGGTCGACGGCGCCACGCCGCTGAACTCGGCCAACATGACCAAGCTGCAGACCCGCGATGAGAAGGGTCAGCCGAACGGCTATGCGGCGCTCGACGGCACAGGGCTCGTGCCGGCGGCGCAGATCCCCGCCGCGAGTGGTGTCCCGACCGGCGCAGGGATCGACTGGTTCGCCACCGCCGCCCCCTCGGGCTACCTCTTGTGCGACGGCTCCGCGATCTCCCGCACCACCTTCGCCGCGCTCTTCGCCGTGCTCGGGACGACCTGGGGTGCCGGCGACGGCGTCACCACCTTCAACCTCCCCGACACTCGGGGTCGCGTGATCGTCCCGGTCGCACCGGGAGGCAACGCCGAGGTGAACGCGGTCGGGCTCACCGACGGAACGGCGATGGGCTCGAGGCGCGTCCGCCACGCGCACAACCACACGCTGACCCTGCCGGCCCACGCGCACGCGATCAACGATCCGGGCCACACGCACCTGCTCGACGTCAACGTCCTGACCAGAGCCGACGGCGGCGTCTCGAACAGCGGGATGATCGGCGCGGGCGGCGCGCAGAACTCAGCGCTCTCAGGCCAGACCGGGATCACGGTCGGCAACCCGACCTCGAACCCGGCGATCGCCGGGGCGGTCGGCGTGCTCGGCGGCACCGCCGACGGCCCGAGCTTCGTTGTCGCGAACAAGGCGATCAAGACATGACACTCCAGGAGCAAGTACTCAAGGTGCTGGCCGGCCAGTCGCCCGGCTACTCCATCTTCCCGAACGCCGCCGCCTTCGCCGCCGAGGAGCTCGATCCCGACGAGGTCGCTGCGGCGCTCGAGGTCCTGCATGAGCAGGGGCTCGTCACCCGCGAGACGGTCTTCGGTGTCGAGGGCGGGCAGGGCATCCCAGGCGGCTACCGACTCATAAGGAGCAGTGATGGCGAAGGGTAAGAAGGTCAAGAAAGGGATGGGGTTCAAGGCGGCTCAGAACCAGATCGCCGCGAAGCAGGGCGTCTCGAAGAAGGCAGCCGGCGCGATCCTTGCCGCCTCCGCGCGCAAGGCGAGCCCGGCCGCGAAGAAGCGCAACCCGAACCTGAAGAAGGTGCGGTGAACGCACCACCAAGGAGGAGGCACGAAGTGACGATCACCAAGCTCGAAGTGTTCACGTTCGCGATCGCCGTCGCGGTCTGGGTGATCGCGCTCTGGGGCACGAACATCATCGGCAACTAGGAGTGCGGGCCGACAGGTAGTCGGTCTCTGCCGCCCGGGCTCTTACGGGCGAGGCCATGCAAACGAGCAAGGAGGCAGCCCGTGAAGGTGCTGGTCATCACACTCGTCCTGAGCCTGACCCTCGTAGCGAGCTCGAGGGCAAGCCCGAAGCATTGGCCCGACCCACCCGCCTGGTGGCTCCACTCCTCTTACATGACTTGCGTCCGCTACCAGGAGTCGAAGGACGGGCGCGCGAGCCCCAACATCTACGAGATGCAGGGGCCCAACGCGACCGCTTCAGACGGGGACTACGACTGGCTCTACGGCGCCCCGCGCGCCGAGCAGGACTACCTTGCCTGGCTGCTCTGGAAGCGCTCGGGCTGCCATCAACCGTGGGGCCGCTACGACGGCTGCTGCTAGCGCTGGTCGAAGCACCCCAGGCAGCAGTAGCGGGTCCCACCGCGGGAGCGGCAGTAGCGCCACTCCCGGCAGTAGTGGCAGAGCGTCCACTGCGCGTAGCCGCCCCAGGCGATCCAGGCGTAGCGAGCTCGAGCCTCGAGCGTGCTCATGCGTCGAGCTCGATCACGCCGCGGATGAACTCGCCCCTGAGCAGGAACGACTGGGCCTTGACCCAGGCGTCTCGGTCGGACGTCGCCTTGACGTGGTGGACGGTGACAGTCATCGAGCCTGCCTTCTCGCAGACCCAGATCTCGTAGCTCTTCACAGTGCTCCTCTCGTTGGTGACCTGACCGGTCATGCACACATTTTACCAAGTGGGGTTTCGGGAAACCCAGCAAACATGCCCGTTTGCGGGGCACCTCCGTTCGCAAGGCCAGCAACAGAGCCAATGTAAAATGTGACTTGACACGCCTCGGAGGTGCCAGTGACGGCAACGCTCGAGAGCGTCGATCCTGAAGTCCTCGCCGCCTTCAAGAAGGACTACGCGCGGCGGCTGAACGAGCGCGCGGCGGCGATGCAACATCCTGCCGGCCTGCTCGATCACGTCCAGTGCATCGACGCGAAGACGGGTGAGCGCTTCAGCTTCACCCTCACCGACCCCGACGCCGGCTGGTTCTGGCAGCGCGAGGTCTTAGACGAGTGGATAGCCCACCCGCTCAGCCTGGTCTTGAAGGCGCGGCAGATCGGGATCACCTGGCTCGCCGCCGGCTACGCGCTCTGGAAGCTCTTGACGATGCCCGGCACTCGGGCTCTCGTCGTCTCGATCAACGAGGACGAGGCGATCAAGGTCGTCAACCGGATCTTCGACATGTTCGCCTCACTTCCCGAGCACTTGCGCTTCGAGGCGAAGGTGACCAAGCCCTCGAGGGACGCACGCCCCTCGACGCTGATCGAGCTCACGTTCCCGGACGGGCGGATCTCGAGCGTGGTCGGTCTGCCCTCCACCCGGCGGGCCGGCCACGGCGAGGTCGCAACGATCGTCCTCCTCGACGAGTACGCCCGCCACGAGTACGCCCGGGAGTCATGGAAGGCGACGTTCCCGACTGCCGACAACGGCGGGCAGATCGTCGTTATCTCCACGGCCAACGGCGTCTCGAACGAGCAGACCGGCGAGGGCAACTTCTTCCACCACCTCTACGTCAACGCCGAGAGCTACGGGATCTTCACCCGCTTCCTCGCCTGGGATCTGCATCCGGACCGAGACGAGGAGTGGTACGCGAGGAATGCTCGAGCTCTGCCGGCCGCGGACAGGGCCGAGCAGTTCCCGCGTACTCCTGAGGACGCGTTCATCAACACGGGCGAGTGCTGGTTCGACCTCGAGGCGCTGGCCTGGTACTCCGAGCACGAGCCGCTCGAGGAGCTCCAGCGGATGCGCTTCGTCTCGAACACTGACGGCTCGAGCGCGAAGGTGCACTGGCAGGAGAAGGGCTGGATCCGGGTCTACGCGAAGCCCGACCCCACCCACTCCTACGCGATCGGCGCCGACGTCGCGACCGGGCGCGGCTACGACTACAGCTGCGCCTACGTGATCGACCTGAGCTCGATGGCGCTCGTCGCCGAGTGCTACGGGAAGATGGACGCCGACGAGTACGCCGAGCAGCTGCACTACCTCGGCCGCTGGTACGGCAACGCCCGGATCGCGATCGAGATGGGCGGCGGCTACGGCGAGCCGGTGATCATCAGCCTCCGCGACGGGCGCAAGGGCCGGCCGCACTACCCGAAGCTCTACCGGCACGCGATCGCCGACCGGCCCGACATGCACCAGCTGTCGAACTACGGCTTCCCGATGAACAGCAAGACGAGGCCGCAGGTGATCAACCAGATCGAGCAGGTGATCCGCGAGCGGACGCTGCCGGCGATGACGAGGACGCTGATCATGGAGTGCCGCACCTTCGTCCGCCAGAAGACGCTCCCGAGCCCGCGCGCGCAGGAGGGCTCGAACGACGACCGGGTGATGGCCTTCGGGATCGCGCTCGAGATGTACCGCCAGTACGGGACGCACCCGAAGCGAGCTCGCCGTGAGCGCCCCAAGTCCAAGCCGCACGCCTATCCCTGGCAGCGGGCCTGAGCAAAGGAGACACATGTCATCGATGGCTGATCTCGCCAGCGCCCTCGGCGGCGGTGGCGCACCGCCCGATCCCGGCACGCCCGTTCCTGCGGACGACACCGGCACCACAGACGGCGAGACCTACTCGACCTCGCTCGACGCGCTCGACGGCGCCGAGGAAGCGCTGCACTCGTTCATCCAGCTTGACCCCGACGAGAAGGACCGGATGCAGGCGACCAAGGCGCTGCAGATCGTGATCGGGCTCAAGGCCTCGAACCAGGACTCGGCCGCGAGCGGCGACATGTCCGGGCTCGCTCGAGCTCTCCAGCAGGGTGGCCCACCCTCGCCGAGCACACCACCGCCCGGAGGGGGCTACTAGCCCGTGGCAGAGACCGACGTCTACGACGAGAGCAAGCTCGACGACGCCGTCGCGCTCGTTGTCAAAGCCGTCACCGACTGCGAGAACCGGTACCACAACGTCTTCGTCGAGAAGGTCGAGCGCCGCTACCTCGCCTACCGCGGACTGACCGAGGCCGGCGAGGAAGCAGCCTCGAGCGACGAGGAGGACTGGCACTCGAACGTCACGACTCCCTACGTCCTGCAGACCTGCGAGGGGATGCTCGCGACGATGCTCGAACCGAGCCCGCGCTTCGACGTGCAGCCGAGGCCGAAGCCCGACGAGCCCCTCGACGAGGTGATCCAGCGGATCCAGTCGGTCGACGCGATCTCCGACACCGTCCGCTACGCCTTCGAGCGCGACCACTTCGCCGAGAAGCAGCGCGACTTCATGCAGCAGGACATGATCGCCGGGATCTCGGTGATCAAGGACTACTGGGACACGCGCCACGCCGACGTCACCCAGCTGATCCCGGACGAGATCGTGATCGAGGGAGCCGACGGCACCCCGATCGACACGATGGTCAGCCACAAGGAAGACGTCGTCAAGAACGCGCTGATCTGTGACGACGCTCGCACCGAGGTGGTCGACGTCCGGGACTTCTTCTGGCCGGCGCAGGCGCCCTCGGTCGAGAAGGCCGAGTACCTGATCCACCGCACCTGGGAGACGAAGTCCTGCCTCAAGCGGATGCAGGACGAAGGCACCTACCAGAACGTCGACCAGATCAAGCAGCAGCGCTCGGGCGCGACGAACGCCGACATCACCGCGCGCGAGATGAAGCTCCGCAACATCGACCGCACTCAGAGCCTCGTCGAGGTCCTCGAGTACTGGACGACCGAGCGGGTGATCACGGTCGCCAACCGCACCGTGCTCCTGCGCGACGAGCCGAACCCGTTCTGGAACGGCCGGCTCCCCTTCATCGTCTCGAGCTCGATGCCGGACGCCTTCCAGATCCCGGGGCTCTCGGTGGTCGAGGCGCTGGCCCAGCTGCAGAACATGCTCTGGACGCTGCAGAACCAGCGGCTCGACGTGGTGCGGATGCTCGCGAACCTGATCGTGCTGATCCGCCCGGATGTCGACGACCCCGAGTCCTTCATCTGGGCGCCGAACCAGCAGTGGTTCGTCGAGGATCCCGCCCAGGTCGAGACGCTCAAGATCGACTCGACCGTCGCGAACATCACCCTCGAGGCCGAGCAGCTTCTGAAGGGCGACCTCCAGAACATCCTCGGCGGGCTGCCGATGGCGAGCGGCGCCGACTCCTCGACGATCGACCAGCAGACGGCGACCGGCGTCTCGATCATCACCACGATCGCCCAGCGGATGATCCAGGCCCGCAAGCAGCACTACCTCTGGGCCTACGCGCGGCTCGGCAAAGACTTCCTCCTGCTCTACCAGCAGTTCATGCGCGACGACCGCGTGATCAAGATCGTCGGCGTCAACGGGGCCCAGGCCTACAAGCTGATCACCCCGCTCGAGATCCAGGGCGACTACGACCTGACGATCGACGTCACGAGCGACTCGCTGATGCGCCAGG